AACACAGTTTTAAAGCATATAGAAACATTACCAACACATTATCAATTCCTAAAAGATAACATTCATAAAAATCCATAAATATGTTATAGGATTTTATTATGCATAAACTTAAAGAAATTTACCGTGAAAACTATTCCGGCGAACGTGTGGTTACTAGCTTAACGTTAAGCGATAATGAATGGAATCCAGAAACAGAACACGTACCTAATAGAGTGTTTAACACTCATACAACTACCCAAGCGGTTTGCATAGGCAATGGTGAAAGTCGTTTAGGATTTGATATAGAACATATTGGGCGCCATCGCGGTGGTGTGCTAGGGGCAGATCGTTTACAAAGCTACGGATGTAACGCATTATATAGAAATTTCCCTCCTGATTTTCTAGTAGCAACTGGCCCATTGGTTAAAGAAATTGCAGAGTCGGGCTATTGTGTATCTCATATTGTTTATACAAACGGGCAACATATCCTAGATTACCCAAACCAATTTTATTTAATTCCACAGAACCCTGCTTATAATGCAGGAACAATTGCAGCATATCTTGCCTGTTTTGATGGACATAAGAAAGTATTCTTATTAGGATATGATTTCCATCACGGGCTAGCACCAGTTAACAATGTGTATAAAGATACATATGGTTATTCGCCATCAACAGAGCTACAAGATAATACTAAATTTTGGGCAACAACTTTAGCGCACGTTGTGAATACATACCCAACAGTAGATTTTGTAAGAGTGGCACCTACTAGAGATTACTGGATGCCTGAAGAGTTGCAGGTATTATTAAATTTCAGACAGATCGATTTCAGAGATTTTGTGTTAGAAGCAGATATAGGATAAAATATGAATATTGCAAGTAAATTTAAAGCAGACCAACCATATGGTAAAGGTACAGTGTTAGCATTCGGTGGCAACAATGATGTTACTAGGGCAAGCGGAAGCTCAACAAGTATGTGTGGTGTTGTTACTGATCGAGCAGACTTAGTTTTAAACAATACACTAAGTGGCACAAACGTTGTAACAGCCGCGGTAATTGGTCGAGTACCATGCGAAGTATCGGGCCCAGTAAGCAAAGGTGATGTTCTAGTTATTGGACCAAGTGGCGCACCAGAAAGTGTATTAATAGCATTTGATGCTGAGTTTAACCCTCAACCGCCTGGTACTATTATCGGCCGCGCAATGGAAGATTGCGATGCAGGCTTCCATACTATTGATATTTTTATTAACGTATCTTAATTTAAAATAGATTCTAGTGTACGAATCTTTTTCTTAACCATATCAAAGCTAAAACTTCTCCATAAGCCCGGGTGCAAGGGCTTTGGATGATCGTCTAATTCAACCCAACAATATCCACGATGCTCGTCGTTAAGTGTTGGAATGAATTCATGATCGACCGTTACTAAAAATGTATAGTATACAAATTTATTATTGTCAGCAGTAAATGTTTCTAACGGTATAAACTTTTTGTGATTGAAATCACGTTGAATTTCTTCTTGTATCTCTCTACAGAGTCCTTGAATAACCGTTTCGCCCGGATCAATCTTGCCCCCAACAATGCCCCAGGACCCGGCATGTTTACTTTTATTTCTTAATAAGAATAAGTAGCGGTTGGTTGACTGTGCATAAACTAATGCACCAGCACTTTCAGTATGTTCCATGTTAAATTACTAGGCTCCAGTTGCCCGAATCGTATAGACCTTCGTAGCTCTTAACCCATTGCTCGCCGGTCCAACGATATTGTGTTGTTGTATTTAAGTTTGTAACATATTGTACACTAGATTCCCGAGAATCAAAAGCCACAAACCAATAACTTCCGTTCCACTGTATAATATCATTGGCGTTAGCAATTAAATTTGTTCCAGTTGTGCCGGCCCATGCTGGTGCAGATTCACTATTTGCAGCACCAATTGGATTTAATATCAAGTATCTAGTACCGGCAGTGGGTGCTAATATGTTAACAGTGTTTGTGTTTACATTCTGTGGGTCAATAATGGCGTCTACAGCAGTTAATGTATTAGCTGGCAATGTAGATGGGATTGGCGTGTACAGCAATTGTGTGTCATCTGCAGGGTTAAATGCTACAGTACCTACAATCTCATGTGGACCATCTGGATAGTCAAACGTTAGTCGAACTTGACTAATACCATTTACAATAGTTCCGTACAGACTCGACATATCTTTCCAACGGAATTTATTTCCGGTAACAGTTCCGCTAGCATCAGATGCAGAAGATTTGTATAGAGTTAACGTGTTTCCAATATACAAGACTTTGTAATTCAACGGAGTAAATCGTTGTTGGCTAATTAGTCCTTGGGATACTGTGATAAAATCTTCGCTTAGGTCGCCGTTTGCATCGTAAATGTTTGCAAGTATTTGTGCAACAACGCCCATCTTCTTAACTTTGGCAGGCAATGTTATCCATATTGGTAATTCAAATGTTAACGTAGCAATATCAATGCTTTCATCTGCGCCCATTGGTACAGTTCTGCTTGTATAGTTTACGTTAGTTAACAATGCAACACTTAAACTAGCCCAATCTAGATAGTTATCTGTACTTTGGATTTCAAATCCAGGGTTAAACAACGGAATCATCTGTTCAATTAGTTGATGCTTTTGTTCAGTATTGCTAGTCCATATGTCTAACTTCATTGTTAGTTTGTATGGCGCAGGCATTAACCGTTCGACAGTATAGATACCATCTTGTGTGTTAGTAAATTCGTTGTGTACCGAATCAAACCCACGTTCACGAACACGCATAACACTTTCGTGGTATGGGTTTTGCATACGTTCCCGATCATACTCTAACGCTGCGATGTATGCCGCCATAGCAGGAACAGCATTTAGCATGTTTTCGCTATTGTTGCGTAGTATCATTGATGCCTGGCGGCTTGCATCGCCGTAATATACAGGCACAGTCTGAAGTGTTCTGTCACCATTTGTATCTTTACCAAACTCAACTTGAAAGTTTGAAACCATGCGAATAAACTGTGTCACAAATCGACGCAGTTGACCATCGTAAGTAAACTGTACTGCCGCCATTAATTGTCTGCCTTAGGATTTAAAATACTGCTCAATGGTTGTAATTCATTGAATGTATCACCATTTGCGTCAGTATATGTATTTGTATTGTTAACGTATCCACTACGTTGGGTGGTATTATTGGTTGCACCTGGCGTTACGTTTGTTCTTTGTACGTCTTCTACCTTTGCCCAACGTGTGCCAGTATATCTGAATAAACGATTTGGTAGGTAATCTAAGCGCAAGAAATAATCTCCTTGATTAGGATTAGCAGGAAATGAAACCCCGGAACCTGTTACTAAGCCATTTGGTGCTATACCATCGGCTGTTAAGTAACCTTGTATCTTAGATAAAGGACTGGCTACGCCCGAATCAACCTGTGGTGATAGGCTATCAGCAGTGATAGCCAAAGAATCTACACTAATTTCATTGCCAATTGGATTTAAATAATCGTCTGTTGTTGGTAATGTATAGAATGGTTCGGTACTATATCCAGATTGCGGAACATCTTTTTCGGCCTGTGCAACAATAGCATCATTGATCTGTTGATACTTATCTAATGTACTTAGGATTTGTCCAACTGGGGTAGTTGTTCCTGGTCCAGCAGCTATGTTATCAATGATATCTTTGTATTCTTGACTGTCCACTAACGGATTTAGTTTAACACGCCATAAGTGTGGCCACCAAGTTGGGCTAAAACCTTCGCTAGCAAAACTAGTATCAGCAACTACATAGTATCTTTTTAGTGCCGCTGGTACATCCTGATCTAAACTATCGTAATCTTTTAAATGTTGAAGTTCTAACACATCGCCGCTCATTAATTTGCGGCCTAATGTATCAACCATATCACGTAAATGGAACACCATAAACAATGTTCCTGTTTGTAGAAACAGCCCAAATTGGCTTAAATCAAAGTCTGTGTCTGCACGTTGATAGATACCACGCATTTTGTAGACGTCGTGGTCGTATTTTCTATCTCGGTTTTCGATCCAAAGCAGATCTTGTATATTTTTTTCGCTCTGGGTTGTATAGTCTGGTTTAGTAGGATCTGTGCTGCCTGTTTGTTCAATTGGGCCTAGGTATTTGTTAACCAAAATACCGGTACCGCCGATGGTAAACATCTCGCTAATTCTGCGATCTATAAATTTGTAATCGTTGCTGTGACGACCGTCTTTCCAAAGCGACAAACGAGCCATATGTAATCCCTAATGTTGTATTTATGGGTTTGGAGACTAATCCTTTTTATCGTATAATAGTAGAATGTACACACTACACACCCTAGCTCGGCACAAAGTTGACGTATGTTTTGCACAGTTGCAGAGCATGGATATGGTGCCCAAAAGCAAAATGTGGAAGTTTTACCGCAGTATATGTGCAGCGTGGGTACAACTAGACACAGAATTTATAGAATGTAGGCGCCTAAACAAAGTAACACCAAAGTATACAGAATTAGCACAAAATTTAGACGATTGTATTACTGTGTTTAATCAATACAGTATTATTGCAGTCCTAACTTACGCATAAATTCAAAAATCGTGTATAATACAGTTATGGAACTTAAAGTACACACCCGAAGCACAGACCGTCGTTTGTTTATTGAGAACGCAGTACGATTCTATGCGGCAGAACTTAACATCAGTAAACTTAAATTCAAGTTGGATGTTCGAACTGTAACAGGGCTAGTCCAAGAAGTTGGTGCCCGCGGTGTTGCACAATCGGATGTACTTGAGCCAAACAAAAAAGAGTTAACTGTATTTTTAGACAGTCGTTTGTCCACTGATAAATTGATTAGTACACTTGCACATGAAATGGTGCATATTAAACAAATGGTTCGTGGTCAATATTGGTCATTTACAGACGACTATGGCGATGTAACACATTTTTGGCGCGGCAAGCCCGTAAAGTCCGGATACTTTAAACAGCCATGGGAACTTGAAGCCTGGGCTAAAGAGCGTTTGCTGTCAGTTAAACTGGAAAGCATTATATATGATTTTGATTCACCTTTAATGGGATAACATGCATAAGATCTATTGGACAGATAAAACCGGGCAAGAACATAGTTTGTTTCGTACACAATTAGGCGAAGCACTGAACGTAGCCAAGGACGCCCGCGACTCCGGTGGCACCTTTGTAGTTATTGCTACAGAGAATCCCAACCAAGTTGGCAAAATGGGTGTAGATGATATTAAAGAAGGTATGCTGCCCGATGGTAGCGCCTATGAATGGAAAAAGCGGAGACTGTAATGACTAAATCTATTGCCGCTATTACTAGCAGTGACCCTCTGCACTGTATCCAATTTGCTACTAACGAAGATTATGAAGCATTTAATGCTGAGTATTTGGCGTTAATTCGTAAATATCGTAAAATGAACGAAGAGCGTTACGGGTATTGGGCCGGTAACCAAAACAAATTTGTAAAATCCATGGATGATATGAGTCCGTGGGACAAAGAAAGTTACTATAGGAACATGTATGGCGACAGTGGCCGGTATTAAGATTAAAACTAAAGCACCTCGCGCACAGCGAATTGCGTTTGCAGATGAAAAGTATACTGGCTCTGAACCAGTATGGCCTGACGAAGCTAAAGATTGGGATCAAGAACGATTTGACAACCATCTGCGTAAAAGTTTTTACTACTACAATTACTACTACAGTCAAAAGGATTGTAAGAAATACGTTGTAGAGTGGATGCAAGGTACAAGCGAGTTTACAAAAGATGAAGTAAAAGCGTTTATTCGTGCTAGCGATAAGCTAATGCCTATGACTGCATGTAGTTTGATTATGGCACATCGCCAGGGTATGCCCTTTCGCCCTAATCATATCGAGTTCTTAGATAAAAGTATTCTTAATGTAATTATGACGATATGGAATCAGTTAAATTCTATGATTGGTTTACAACTAACAATGTTGTACAAAGTCAGTTAGGGAAGTATGAAGGACTATTCAGCAAGCGGAAACAGGAACTTGAACTGGCCCAGTCTAAGTCCGATGACCAGGTTCGAGAAGGCTATAGCCATTATAAGGCAGCTGATTTTAAGCAACGCATTAAGTGGATCGATGACCTACTATCAGCCGTTGAACAATACCGTGGGGTTAAAAAGGCTACAAAGAAGGCAAGAGTCAAGAAGGCGCCAAGCAAAGAAAAACTTGTTGGAAAGCTCAAATATGCAAAAGAAGACAAGCCGCTTAAAATTGTTTCAATTAACCCTGCAGACATTATTGGCTCCGCCGAGCTTTGGGTATACAACACCAAAACCCGAAAACTCGGCAAATATGTTGCCGCTAGTTACAATACACTATCAATTAAAGGCACAAGCATTACCGGGTTTGACACAGACAAAAGCATCAGCAAGACCCTACGAAAGCCCGACGAAAAGCTAAAAGAGTTTGCTAAAGCTGGCAAAGTGCAATTACGCAAGTTTATTGAAGATATCAAAGCTACAGAAACCAAATTGAACGGTAGGATTAGTGAAGATGTCGTATTACTTAGAACCGCCTAACACAAAGCCTGAGTACATAAGTAGGCTACAGCGCGAACAAGAATGGATCCGTAACAAGATTGGTCAAGTTCGCGCTAAAAAGCTACCTTATCGCCCGGGCGCTATAGCAGAAATACGTGATTTAGAATATCAATTGCGTAGAAGCGAACTAGAGTTGGCCCTTAAGGGCCCTGAGTGGGCTAAGTACGAAAAGTACGGGATCTGGGATATGCTTCGAGAATAGCATAAATATTGGATATAGGAACAGCAATGGCAACACCATATCCAAATACCCCAACCGCAGAAACCGGTTATAATAGTCAACTTGATTTGCAGGCTGCAAGTCTCTTTAATTCATCTACAGGATCAGGCGCAGGTCACATTGCCTATAATCCCGATGATTACACATCATCTGATGCTCAACGTGCAGCCATAACAGACTATGTCCGTATGCGTTTAGGTGATGGTATAGTTGACGTTGAACTAGAAAAAGAGCATTATGAAATGGCTATTACGCAGGCGTTAGTTAAGTATCGTCAACGTGCCCAAAACAGTGTAGAAGAAAGTTATGCACATTTAAAGCTACTGCCCGAAACACAAGAATACATATTGCCTAAAGAAGTACAAACAGTACGTGCTATTTTCCGTCGTGGTATTGGTAGTGTAACAGGTACAACAGCAAGCCAATTTGAACCCTTTGCATCAGGTTATTTAAACACATATATGTTAACAGCAGGGCGTGTAGGCGGGCTTACAAACTACGAATTGTTTGTTGACTATCAAAAGCTAGCAATGAAAATGTTTGGCGGTTTTATGAACTTTACATTTAACCCAGTTACTAAAAAATTAGTCATAGTGCGTAAAATGCCATACCAGGGCACAAACCCTCCACTTGACCAACAAGAAGATGTGCTATTATGGATTTACAATACTAAACCAGATCAAATGATCTTTAATGACACATACGCATTTCCGTGGTTGCAAGAATATGCCTACAGCTTTGCTAAGATGTTACTGGGACAGGCATATAGTAAGTTTGCAACTATTGCAGGACCACAAGGCGGTGCAGCATTAAATGGCCCTGCTATGGTAGCAGAAGCTAAAGAAGAAATGCTCAAGCTAGAAGAGGATCTAAAAACCTATGTCGATGGCTCACAACCGTTGACCTGGATTACAGGTTAATGTTAAAC